TGGCGGACTGATGGCCGCAGAGGTCGAGTTCACCGTCCGCCTGACCACGTCCACGCCCAGAGCGGTACCGGTGGAAGCGGAGATCGGCACCTGTACCGCACCCCTCCGCGACGGCCTGCTGCGTGAGGCCGACGCCAGGCAGGCCCTCGGCCAGCTCCTCGCCGAAGCCGGGGCGTACATGCTCCGCGCCGAGAGCGACCCTGAGGGCGTCAGTCCCTGAACGAGCCGTCCCTGCGGCGCTCGTGGCGGCCGAGCAGGTGGTGGCACTGCGGGCAGTTCCGCGTCACCAGTCGCTTCACCATCCACACGCACGAGATCAGGTACACGAAGCCCTGCATCATCCGGGCCAAGCCCGGCATCGTGCACGTCTTGCAATCCCGGCAGCCACCAGCCACGACAACCCCCATGAAAATTCGGCGCGGCCCTTTTCCGCGCGGCCCCCGATTCTCAACCACCCCCCTCCTTCTCGGGGCCCCTGTTTCCCACCCGTTACCTGGCCGGAGGTGAACCGTGCCACGACGAGCCCTCCGTGTATGTAGCGAACCCGGCTGCCCCGAGTACACCCAGCAAGGCCGCTGCCCCGAACACCAACGCGAAGCCGACCTCCGGCGCGGCACCGCACACCAGCGCGGCTACGGAGCTCGGCACCGCAACCGCTTCCGGCGCGGCGTCCTCGACGCCCAACCCGTGTGCGTCCTCTGCCGCGCCGCGTCCGCCACCGAGGCCGACCACTGGCCCCGCTCACGCCGCGACCTCCAGGCAGCCGGGCTCGACGCCGACGACCCGCAGTACGGGCGCGGCCTCTGCCACGCCTGCCACAGCCGCGAGACCGCCGAGCACCAGCCCGGCGGCTGGGCCAACCAGCAGTAGCAGCAGGGCGGGAGGAAGCGATGGCCAAGGCAGCACGCCGAGGCGGGCCCATCCGAGGCATCACCGCCGGCCGCGAGTCCGTGTACCAGCGACTCAAGGTCCGCCTCGGCAAGACCCGCGCCGCGAAGATCGCCAACGCGGGCAAGACGCACGCCGACCGAGTCCGCATGGCCCGCAAGGCCGCACGCACCCGAAAAGCTCGCGGAGAGTAACCGCGAGCGGTCGCCCAGGGGTGGGGGCGCACCCCCGCCCGAGCGCCCGGGAGACCGCCGAGGAGGGCTCTCGCAGCCTGTACGGGTCTGGAAGGCCGTTCCACTGGGGTTGGCCCGCGATGGGCCGCCCGTGTCGGTGCCGCGATGGCACACGGAGAGTGATCTGTATGGCCGGGATGGGACCGCCTCCGAGCGGGAATGCGCGCCGCCGCAACGCCACGGTCGCGATGACCAGGTTGCCCGCGAGCGGCCGGCAGGGTGAGCCGCCGAGGTGGCCGCTGCTGGACGACATCGTGACGGCCGCGAAGCGGGACATGGCCCGCCGCACGGCGGACGAGCTGGAGCTTGCTCTGCTGGAGCCGGACTTGACGGGCCGAGCGAAGGCGACGGCACAGCGGAAGCTGGACGCGGCGCAGAGCACGGCGACGATCCTCGACAAGCAGATCGAGGCGCAGGCCGCAGTCGAGGCCGAGCTGTGGGTGGAGCTGTGGGCGCTGCCGCAGGCGGTGGCGTGGGAGCGGCTGGGCTGGACTCGGGAGGTCGCGCAGTACGTCCGCTGGAAGGTGAAGGCGGAGCTGGGTGACCTGGATGCGTCGAAGGAGGCGCGGCAACTCGCGGACCGTCTGGGGCTGTCGCCGCTCGCGATGCTTCGCCTGCGGTGGGAGATCACTGCGGACGAGGTGGGCGAGCAGCGGCTGGCGCGGACGACGCGGGCGAAGAAGTCTGCGCGGGACCGGCTGAAGGTGGTCGATTCGGATGCCGTGGCGGGGTCCTGAGCGGCCGGGCGAGTTCCCGACGCTGGGCTGGTCGGTCGGGGAGTGGATCGAGGCGCACTGCGTCATCCCGGACGGCGACGACATCGGCCAGCCGTACCTGCTCACGGACGAGATGTGGACGTTCCTGGCCTGGCACTACCGGCTCCGCGCGGATGCGACGGAGGAGGGCTGGAGGTCGGCGTGGCACTTTCGCCGCTCGCAGCTCGTGCGCCCGCAGAAGTGGGGCAAGGGCCCATTGACGTGCGCGATGGTGTGTGCGGAGGCGGCCGGGCCCGTGCGGTTCGCGGGCTGGGACGCGGGCGGGGAGCCAGTCGGTCGGCCGTGGGAGACGCCGTGGATTCAGATCGCGGCGACCTCGGAGGACCAGACCGACAACGTGTACCGCGCGCTCGTCCCGATGATCGACGAGGGGCCGCTCGCGGACCTCATCCCCGATACCGGGGAGACCCGGATCAACGTGCCGGGCGGCGGGCGGGTCGAGCCGGTCACCAGCTCGGGTCGCGCGCGTCTTGGGCAGCGGATCACGTTCGCGGTGCAGGACGAGACGCACTCGTGGCTCGACGGCAACGGGGGGTGGCGGCTCGCGGAGACGCAGCGCCGCAACTTGTCCGGCACCGGCGGGCGCGCGGTGGAGACCACGAATGCATGGGACCCGTCGGAGCAGTCGGTGGCGCAGCGGACCGCCGAGGCGTCCGTGAAGGACGTGCACCGCGACCACCGGGTGCCGCCGCCCGCCTCTCTCGCGAACAAGCGTGAGCGGCACAAGGCGCTGCGCCTCGCCTATGGCGACTCTGCGGTGTCGGCCGGCGGCTGGGTGGACTTGGACCGGATCGACGGCGAGCTGGTCGAGATCGCGGAGAAGGACCCCGCGCAGGCGGAGCGGTTCTACATGAACCGCATCGTCGCCGGGACCGCGGCTTTCATCGAGCGCGACCACTGGGCCGCGCGCCTCGCGCTCGAAGACGTCCCCGACGGCACGCGGATCACGCTGGGCTTCGACGGCTCGGACGTAGACGACTGGACCGGCATCCGCGCGGAGACCTTGGACGGCTACCAGTTCACGCCGACCTACGGGCCCGACCAGCGGCCGACGGTGTGGAACCCGGCCGAGTGGGACGGGCAGGCGCCGCGGCTTGAGGTCGATGCCGCGGTCGAGGAGCTGATGGGCCGGTTCGACGTGGTGCGCATGTACTGCGACCCGCCGTACTGGGACTCGGAGGTCGACGGCTGGTCCGCCAAGTACGGGGACCGGGTCGTCGTCGACTGGTACACGAACCGCGTGCGGCAGATGCACGAGGCGTGTCAGCGGCTGGTCACGGACGTGACGAAGCGCGACAGCACGTGGCGGCATGACGGGTGCGAGTGGTCGGCGCAGCACGTGGCGAACGCGCGGAAGGCCGCGCGCCCGGCGGCGAGGTACGTGCTGAGGAAGGCGTCCCCGACGCAGAAGATCGACCTCGCGGTGTGCAGCGTGCTCGCGCACGAGGCGGCGATGGACGCGACGGCCGCAGGGCTGACGAAGAAGCGGAAACGACGAGTCGTCGGGTTCTGACCTGAGGGGGTGCCGTGGCCCAGGAGCACCCTGTGGAGTCGCCCGAGTGGTGGCTGGATCGCCTGTACGGCGAGCTGACGAAGCGCATCGAGTACGTGACGCGGATGCGCACGTACTGCTCTGGGGACCACCCGCTGCCGATGCTGCCGGACAAGGCGCGCGACGCCTTCCGGAAGCTCCTGCGGCACGCCCGCTCGAACTACGTGGGCCTCGTCGCTGACGCGACCTCGGAGCGCCTCCAGGTCGACGGGTTCCGTCTCGGCGACGGGGAGGTCGGCGACACCGAGGTGTGGCGGATCTGGCAGGCCAACAGCATGGACGCGGACAGCGATCTGCTGATCAGCGAGTCCGTTCGGGTCGGCAGATCGTTCGCGCTCGTGGCCCCGAATCCGGCCGATCCGTCGACGCCGTTGATCACGGGCGAGGATGCGACGCAGGCGATCGTGGCGTACCGGCCGGGCTCGCGCCGCGAGCGGGCCGCCGGGCTCAAATGCTGGCTCGACGACTGGGGTGGCCTGCTCATGGCCACTCTGTTTCTCCCGGGCGCCGTGTACAAGTACGAGGCACCGGCCCCGAGGACGGGGTCGGTGGGAAGTCCGAAGTGGACGGCACGCGCGGTGGAGGGCGAGCCGTGGCCCGCCCCGAACCCGCTGGAGTCCGTCCCGCTCATCGAACTGCCGAACCGCCCGGATCTGCTGGGCGGCGCACACTCGGAGGTCGAGGACGTCCTCGACATCCAGGACCGCATCAACAAGACCCTGATCGACCGCCTGATGGCGCAGGAGTTCAGCGCCTTCCGGCAGCGGTGGGCGACGGGCTACGAGCTGCCGGAGGACGAGAACGGGCAGCCGGTCGAGCCGTTCCGTGCGGCGGTGGATCGCCTGTGGGTTGCCGAGGACTCGGGGGTGGAGTTCGGCGAGTTCTCAGCGACGGACCTCACGCCGTACCTGCGCGCGGTCGAGGCGGACGTGCAGCATATGGCCGCCCGCACTCGGACGCCCGCGCAGTACCTGCTCGGGCAGCTCTCCAACGTCAACGGCGAGACCTTGAAGGCGACCGAGAGCGGCCTCGTCAGCAAGGTGCGGCAGCGGCAGCGCCCGCTGGGCGAGGGCATGGAGGAGATCGCCCGCCTCGCTCTCCGCGCGGCAGGCGACACCCGCGACCTGTCCCGCATCGAGACGGTCTGGCATAACCCGGAGTTTCGCACCGAGGGTGAACTCGTCGACGCGCTGCTGAAGATGTCGACGCTCGGCGTTCCCCACGAGGCGCTGTGGGAGCGCTGGGGCGCCTCGCAGACGGAGATCGCCCAGTGGTCTCAGCTCCGCGACCAAGCCGCGACCCGGGTGATGGCGGGCGACCTGTCCGCCATGTACGGGCCGAAGCGGGGCGACGCCGATGTCGACGCCGAATGAGCTGGGCGCCGACCGCTACCAGCTCGTCACGTCCACGGTCCGCAAGGTCGTGGCCGAGGTGCAGCGCATCTGGGCGGGCCTGTCGGCGACGACCATCGCAGAAGACCTAGAGGGTGCGGCCGGCGCGGCGATCCTGTCGGCGACGACGTCCGGGCAGATGACCGTGGTGGACGCGGCGCAGGCGTACATCGCCGCGCAGATGGCCGCGCAGGGTGGCTCTGCCGTGGCGGAAGCGGCGCTCGTCGCGGGCGCGTTCGCCGGGATCGCCCCGGACGGCGGCCCACTGAACACCCTTCTCTTCCTCCCCGCGATCGGGGTTCGCTCGCGGCTCGCCGCCGGGCTCGCCCCAGGCGAGGCGATGCTCGGCGGGCTGGCGGACATGGCGCGGTACGCCTCAACAGCGATCTCGGACGCGGCCCGCTCGGCAGACCAGGTGGCCATGGCCGCGAACCGGTCGTGCGTCGCGTACATGCGGGTGGTGAACCTCCCGGCCTGCCCCCGGTGCATCGTCCTCGCGGGCCAGACCTACAGCTACAGCGAGGGCTTCCTACGGCACCCGAACTGCGACTGCCAGACCCTGCCGCTCCGCGAGAAGGACTGGCCGGACGTCCCGTCGCCTGAGCGATTGGTCGCCGCGATGTCCGAGGCGGAGCAGAACCGGCAGTTCGGGACGGCCGGCGCGGACGCGATTCGCGCTGGCGCGGACATCGGGCAGGTCGTCAATGCACGCCGAGGCATGGGGGTCGCGCACCTCGGCGGGCGGAGTCTCGCCGTGACGTCGGAGGGCACGACGAAGCGCGGCCTGTACGGCGCCCGCGAGCGGCGCGCGGGCGGCGAGTTCGCGAAGAGCGCGGGCCAGCGGTACTCGCGCGTGACGACGCCGCGCTTGATGCCGGAGGAGATCTTCCGGATCGCTGACGGGCGCGCGGACCAGCTTCGGCTGCTGCGCCGCTACGGCTACCTCGTGTAGCCGCCATGAGTGTCCCTGCCGCGAGGGCGGGGCGAGCAAGAGGAGTTGGCCGCGATGGCTGACGAGAACAGGGCGGGCGGCGAACCGCTCGACATCCCCACCGCCGAGGCGCTCGGGCGCTTTCAGCAGGAGATGACCGAGGCAGGAGTAACCGACCCGCAGATCACGGTCCACGTGATGCAGGTGGCGGGACGAACCCTCCTCGAAGAGCGCGGTCTCGGCCTCAAGAAGGGGGCCCGCCGCGATGGCTGACGAGATCACCACCGAGACCACCGCCAACGAGCAGGGCGCCGCGACCGGCGTCGAGCCGGAGGAGGTTCCCGGTCTCGGGGACGCAGGGAAGCGGGCGCTCGCCGAGGAGCGGCGCGCGCGCAGCGAGGCCGAGCGCAGGGAGAAGGAGCAGCGCAAGCAGCTCGACACCCTGAGCGCGCGTCTCGCGGAGTTCGAGGACCGCGACAAGACCGAGTCGGAGCGCCTGAGTACGCGAGCCACCTCGGCGGAGAAGCGGGCCGAGCAGGCCGAGCACAGCCTCCTGCGCCTGCGGGTGGCGGCCGCGAAGAAGCTGCCGCCCGAACTGGCGGACCGCCTCCAGGGCGACACCGAGGACGCGGTTACGGCGGACGCCGACCGGCTTCTCGCCGCCTTCCGCACGGCGCAGACGCCGAGCTTCGACGGCGGCGCGCGGACGACGGCGCGCCCCACATCCATGAACGACCTGATCCGGCGACAGGCCGGACACAGCTAACCCACCCAGCACGGCGAAGGTCCGGCTGGCCTCACAGAAAAGGAGGCCGCCGTGGCCTTCAACAACATCACTTCCCGCACCGACGCCGCCGCGCTCATCCCGGAGGAGGTCTCGAACGAGATGCTCGGGAAGGCCACCGAGCAGAGCGCGGCCCTCCAGCTCTTTCGGCGCGTGCCCGTGCAGGGCGCGCAGGTCCGCTTCCCGATCCTGTCGGCGCTGCCGATGGCGTACTGGGTGACCGGTGACACCGGGCTCAAGCAGACCACCGAGATGTCGTGGACGAACAAGTACCTGAACGTGGAGGAGATCGCCACGATCATGCCCGTCCCGGACAACGTCCTCGCGGACGTGGACGCGAACATCTGGGACACGGCCATGCCGCTGCTCGCGGAGGCATTCGGTCGAGTCCTCGACCAGGCCGTCTTCTTCGGCGTGAACGCCCCGTCCAGCTTCCCGACGAACATCCTCGCGGCGGCGACCGCCGCAGGGAACAGCGTCAACGAGGGCTCGACGGCAGCGCAGGGCGGGTTCTTCGGCGACATCGACAAGCTGTACGGCGTCGTCGAGGAGGACGGCTTCGACATCACCGCCTTCCTCGCAGCGACGTCCGCGCGCGCGAAGCTCCGCTCGGCGCGCGACACCCAGGGGCGGAAGATCGACGCCGACCGGGCGTCGGGCTCGCTCGACGCGATCGACGGCCACCCGCTGATCTACCCGATGCGCGGCATGTGGCCGCTCGCCGGCGCGACGGGCGTCGACGGCGTGCGCCTCTTCGGCGGCGACTGGGACCAGTTCGTCCTCGGTGTCCGGCAGGACATCACCATGAAGGTCCTCGACCAGGCCGTCATCACCGACAACGACGGCAAGGTCGTCTACAACCTCGCCCAGCAGGACATGACCGCGATCCGCCTCACGTTCCGCGTGGGCTGGCAGGTCGCGAACACCCTCAACAACGACCAGCCGACCGAGGCGTCCCGCTACCCGGTGGGCGTCCTCAAGACCGTCGGCTCCGGTAGCTGACCAAGGAGGACATCATGGCCGAGACCAAGAGCAAGACGACCCAGCCCACCCCGAAGGACCGGGTGGCGGAGGCGGTCCAGGACCAGGTCGACGCGGCCGAGGCCCGGGGTTACCTGGGGGTCGCCGTCGATCCGACGCCGAACGAGAACTACACCCTGGCGGGCGTGACCGCGGGGAAGCGGACTCCCGAGTCGGACCCGGAGTACGCGCGCGAGGTGCGGCAGCAGCTCGACGATGCGGCGCGCACCCGCTGACGAAGGGAGGCCGCCGTGGCTGTGCTTTCCCCGCTGGTGACGGTGGCCGAACTCGCCGCGCTCCTGGGCCGGACGTTCACTCCGGCCCAGGAGCAGCAGGCGCAAGCCCTGCTCGATCAGGCGTCGAGCGTCGTCCGCGCCTACGTGCGACAGGACCTGACTCGGGCGACGACGACCGACACCTTCACGATGCGCCGTGCTGACCGCGTGCTGCACCGCTGCGGCGGGCTGGTCACGCTGCCGCAGCGGCCCGTCGTCAACATCGCGGCCGTCGAGGTGGCCGGGGTGCCGACGGGCGACTGGTGGCAGGAGGGGCAGGATCTTCTCCTCGGCCACTGGGGCTGGGACAGCCCGCCGGCCGCGCATCGGCCGCCGCAGGTGGCGGTGACGTACACGCACGGCTTCGACCCGGTGCCGGGCGACATCGCGGCGATCGTGGCGCAGGCCGCGACCCGCGTGATGGTCAACCCGTCGGCCGTCCGCTCGGAGACGGTGGGCGGCGAGTCCGTCACCTACCTGATCCCGGCGACGGGCGAGGCCCTCGGGGTACTCCTGTCGCGCACGGAGCAGCGGGTCTTGGACCGGTACCGGCGCACGTCGGGCACGGTGCGGCTGCGGGGTGCCTGATGCTGTACGAGCAGAGCATCACGATCCTGCGCGCGAGCAGCATGCGGGACGAGTACGGCAACGAGGTCGACAACTGGTCGGCGCCCGCGCGGACTGCGGTCGACGGGGTGAACGTGCAGCCGTCGAGCGGTAGCACGGAGGACACCGACGACAAGCAGGTCACTGTGACGGGTTGGCGGCTGTACACCCCGCGCGGCATGGACCTCGACCTCCGCGAGACGGACCGGGTCGAGGCGTGGGGGACGACGATGCAGGTCGTCGGGAAGGTCGCCCGCTGGCCCGCCCCCGGCGGCGGCGTCCACCACGTGGAGGCGGACCTGCGGGAGGTGGCCTGATGCCCAACCGGTACATCCCCAACCCGCGCATGTACGGCGAGCTGGCCCGCTCGGCAGGAATGCGGCGCACGCTTCTCGAACCGGCGAAGCGCGGCGCAGACATGGCGCGCGCCCTCGCTCCGAGCTACTCCGGGCCGACCTTCGACCCCGCAGTGGAGCGCCACGGCGAGTACCGGGCGTCGGTCTTCTCGGCGGCGAGCATGAGCCCGAGCGGTTGGCGGGGCGAGTTCGGCGCGACGGCGCCGTGGACGCTCCAGGTCGAGTTCGGGTCCGGCCAGCCCGCGACCTCACGCGAGCGCCCACAGGGCGGCCACTCCCCGAAGACGCGCCCGCTCGGGCGCGCGCTGGACTCTCTACGGATCTGAGGTACCCCATGCCCCGCATCGAACTCGCCTACTGGCATGACGGGCACGCGCCGGGCGACGAGCTGACCGTCTCGGACGAGGTGCTTGCCGCACTGCGCCGCGACGGCCGCGTCGCCCGCGTGATCCGCCCGGCAGCAGAGCCCGCCACCGAGGCGCCAGCGGCGCAGCCCGAGCCGGGCCCCGCTTCCCCGGGCGCGGCCCGCAAGAAGCGGTGAGCGCGCCGCCGCCAGTGATGCCGGACGTGGAGGCCGCTGCGGTCGCCGTGCTCACCGGCGCGCTCCCGGGAGCATGGGTGGGCACCGAGTGGCCCGCCCGCCTCGCGGAGCGGCTGCCGGTGGTAGCGCCCGCGCTCGGCGGCGGCGGCAGCCGTCTGCGCGGCATCACCGCTGATCGCACTCTCGACATCGACATCCTCGCCGGCACGAAGGGCGCCGCCCGCACGCTCGCCGCGGCCGCCGCGGCAGCACTGATCGCCGCGCGCGGCGCGACCGTCGGGGGCCTGCACTTCTACGACGTGGACGAGACGAGCCTGATCTGGCTCCCGTACCAGCCGTCGGCGGAGACCGACCCGATCCCCAGGTACGTGCTGGTGATGTCGGCAGTCGTCCGCCCCGCCTGAACCCACCCCACCCGCACCACCTTTCCATTTACCCGTCGGCTGCGTGCCGCACGGGTCCTCGCTATGCCTGGAGGCATCCGTGGCGAACGACGCCGACAACGTGCGCGTGGGGCTCAACGGCTCCGTGTACATCGCCCCCAAGGGGACGACCGCGCCCGCCGATCTCTCGTCCCCGTGGGGGACAGGTTGGGTCGACCTGGGCTACCTGTCCGATGACGGGGTGTCCCTGGAGTACTCGACGGACTCCGAGGACATCAACGCCTGGCAGTCCCTCAGCCCCGTCCGCAAGGTCCTGACCTCGGTCAACATGACGCTCGGGTTCACGGCGATCGAGCTGAAGACCAGCACGATCACCCTGTATTTCCCCAGCGCGACGATGGAGGACAACGCCGGGACGGTGCACAAGCTGAGCATCCCGGCCGCGCCGACCCCCGACGAGCGGGCCATCGGTCTGGAGTGGCGCGACGGCGACATCACCAACCGCCTCGTCGTCGCGCGCGGCGAGGTCACCGACCGGGGCGCGATCACCATCGGCCGCTCGGCCGCCGTGGGCCTGGAGATGACGGTGAGCGCCTATGCCGACTCCGCCCCGGAGATCGCCGTGTGGCTGAGCGACGACCCCGCCTGGGCCGCGCCCGAGGCGTAACCAACTCCCGGTGGCCGCGCTGCGGGTCGCGGCCACCGGGTCCAACCCGCCCCACCCGTGAGGAGCATCATGCCCAGCAAGACCACCGGCCGCGAGGTCGTCTCCCTCGACGCGCTCGCCCAGCAGCGACGAGACGCCCTGCCCGAGCCCACCACATTCGAGCTGTCGGGCGTCGAGTTCACCCTGCCGCCGATCAAGGCCCTGCCCTTCGAGATGCAGGAGCGCGTCGGCGACCTCGACAACACCGTCGGCGTCCTCAAGGACATCCTCGGCAACGCGAAGGTCCGCGAGATGTACGCCGCGGGCTACACCTTCGGCGACCTGGAGCTGATCGCCGTCGAGTGGCAGAAGCGCTCCGGTGTTGAGCCGGGGGAATCCCCGGCCTCCTCCGACTCCTGAGCGAGCACGGGGAGGCCGTCGAGTGGGACATGGCCAGGTACTGGCCGGGCCGGTCCCTGCTGGAGCTGTATCGCGGGGAGATGTCGTGGCGTGAGCTGCGGGTTTTCCTGCGGTATCTGCCGCCGGAGTCCGCGACGGCGCGTGCGATCGGGCGCGTCTCGGCGGCGGATGCGCAGTGGACCCTCGACCGGCAGCTCCTCGCGGCTGCCGTGGACGCGATCCGAGAGGGGACGTTCGCCGCGGTGAAGCTCGGCGGGGACCCGAAGAAGACGGGCCGCCTCAAGCCGCCGCAGCCGATCCCGCGCCCCGGCGTCGAGCCGGTGCAGCAGACGTCCAACGTCATCCGCTTCGGGGGCCGTCACGGCTCGGGAGCGAAGCAGTTGGCCGGCCTCTTCGGGGGGCCCGCCGCGACCCGGTAGGAGGTGCGCGGTGGCCAACGGTGTACTCGTCGGACGCGGATACGTGTCCATCCGGCCCGAGTTCGAGGGCAACTGGAACCGGTCCGTCTCCTCGCGGGCGAGTAGCGCGGGCTCGTCGTTCTCGAAGACGTTCACGAAGGCCGTGTCCACCGGCCTCAAGGCCGTCGGCGGCCTCGCGGCGGTGGCGGTCGGGTCGAACCTGGCCTCCGCCGCCGCGGGCGCCGCCGCGCTCGCGCCTGCCCTGGCTACGGCCGGGGCGGCTGCGGGCGCGCTCAAGCTCGGGCTGAGCGGGGTCGGCGACGCGTTCAAAGCCGCGTTCGCCGACAGCTCCGCGGAGGCGTCTGCCGCCGCGTCGGCGACGCGCGCGGTGGAGGGCGCGCAGCGGAGTCTGGCGAACGCACAGAAGGCGCTCGCGGAGGCGCGGGTCTCGGCGGCCGAGCGCGTGAAGGACGCACAGAAGGCGGTCGGTGACGCTGAGCGGGACCTCGCGCGCACCGTGGAGGAGTCCGCGCAGCGGCAGAAGGACGCCCAGCAGGGTGTCATCGACGCCGAGCGGGACCTGCGGGACGCCCAGCAGGACGCGCGACAAGCGCAGGAGTCCCTGACCGACGCCCGCAAGGAGGCCACCCGGTCCCTGGAGGACATGAACGCCCGCCTCGCGGACGCGCAGCTTGACCAGCGCGAGGCCGTCCTGCGCCAGGCCGAGGCAGAGAAGGAGCTGCGCGCGGCGCAGGCCAAGCCGGGCACGACCCCGGAGGAGCTGGCGAAGCTCCAGCTCAACTACGACCGCGCCACGCTGAACCTCAAGGAGCAGCGGACCGAGACGGCGCGGCTGACCGAGGACACGAAGAAGGCCAACAAGGCCGGCGTCGACGGCTCAGCGCAGGTGGTCGCGGCGCAGGACCGGATCGCGTCGGCGAACGATTCGGTCGCGGACAAGCAGCGGGCGCTCGCGAAGGCGCAGGAGGACGCGCGACGCACCGGCGTGGACGGTGCGCGGGCGATCGCGGACGCGCAGCGGGATCTCGCGGACGCTCAGGCGGGCGTGGACAAGGCGCGCGCTGAGGGGCAGCGGCAGATCGAGCAGGCGCAGCAGGGCGTCGCGGACGCGGCGCGCGCGCTCGCGGACGCACAGGCGGCTGCGGCAGCGCAGACGTCCGCGCTGGACCAGGCGATGGCGAAGCTCGCGCCGAACGCGCGCTCATTCGTCAACGCGGTGACCGGCCTGGCTCCGGCGTGGGACGCGATGAAGCTGTCCGTGCAGAACGCCTTGTTCCAGGGGCTCGACGGCACGGTGTCGACGCTGGCGAACGCGACGATCCCCGTACTCCAGCGGCAGCTCACCGCGACCGCCGGGGTGTGGAATGCGATCGCGAAGAGCGCGGCGGGCGCCGTCACGGAGATGGCGAAGAGCGGGCAGCTCGACAAGATCCTTGCCGGGGCCACCGCGAATCTTGATGCGTTCGCGAAGACCCCGGGCCAGCTCATCACCGCGTTCGGGCAGCTCACGGTCGCAGCTCAGCCCGCGGTCAATGCGCTCGCGCAGCAGATGGCCGGCGCGGTCACGAGTTTCACGGACGGCATCGCGAAGAGCTTCGCGTCCGGGGGGCTCCAGCAGGCGATCACTGCGGCGTTCGGTGTCCTCAGCCAGTTCGGCACGCTGCTCGGCAATGTCCTCGGAACGGTCATGCAGATCATGAAGGCCGCCTCCGACGCGGGGGCGGAGATCGTCGGCGTGCTCGGCGGGGTCTTCGCGCAGCTCAAGGCGATCCTCTCCACACCCGAGATGCAGGCCCAGCTCCGCAGCCTGTTCACGTCGGTCGCGCAGATCGTCACCGCGATCGTCCCAGTCGTCACGAGCGTCGTGCAGGCGATCATCCCGCTCATGGCGGCGATCGCTCAGCCCCTCGCCCAGCTCGCCACCGTCCTCGGGCCCGCACTCCAGCAGGTCGCGACAGCTCTCGGGGCCGCGCTGCTGCCTGTCATCCAGGCCCTCGCGCCCGTCGTGGTGACGGTGGGCGCCGCGCTCGTGCGGCTCGTGCAGGCGGTCATGCCGCTCGTCCAGCCGATCGCGACGCTCATCGCCGCGCTCGTCTCCACGCTCGCGCCTGCTCTGACGCCGGTCATCGACATCGTCACCCGGCTCGTCGGCGTTCTGGTCGGCCCGCTCACGACGATCGTCACCGCGCTGACGCCGACGCTCGCGCAGATCGGCGCGCTCATCGCGAGCGCCTTCGAGCAGATCGAACCCCTACTCCAGCCGATCCTGACGGTACTCGCGCAGATCATCTCCTTCGTCGCAGGCGCGGCGGTCGAAGCGTTCCAGCAGCTCGTCGGCGCGATCCGGCCTTTGATCAGCGTCGGCATGAACCTCGTGCAGACGGTGTTCGCCGCGCTCAAGCCGGTACTGCCGGTCATCAGCGAGGCGCTCGGCCAGGTCGTGCAGGCTGTCCTGACGCTCCTGCCCCCGGTCGCGAATCTCGTCGTGAGCCTGGCGAAGCAGCTCGCCCCGGTGATCGCCGGGCTGGTCCCCGTGATCGCGCAGGTCGCGCAGATCCTCGCGGGCACGCTCGCCGCCGTGATCCCGGTGGTGGCCCAGGTTGTGGTGATCCTGGTCAAGGCGCTCATGCCGCTCGCGCCGCTCCTCGCCGAGCTGATCGGGCAGATCTTGGGCATGGCCGCCGGGGTCCTCGCGCAACTCCTGCCCGCGCTTGCGGAGCTGCTGACCGCGTTCCTGCCGCTACTGCCCCCGCTGGCTCAGCTCGTGGGCCTGGTCGTGCAGCTCGCGGTGAAGATCCTCGACTTCCTCCTGCCACCCCTCGTCACCCTCGTCGGCTACCTGGTGGGTGCTCTGTCGAGGGCCCTCACCCTCGTGGTCAAGGGCCTGACACTGGTGATCGGCTGGGTGGCGAAGCTTGTCACCGCGATCACGAAGGGCCTCGGGCCCGCATTCCGCTGGCTCGGTGACAAGGTCGTCAGGCCGATCTGGAACGGCATCAAGAGCGTCATCGCCACCGCCTGGTCGAACATGCGGAACAACTTCGCGTCGATCAAGTCGGGGGTCTCGGCGGTCGGTGACCGCTTCCGCGCGCTGCGCGACAAGTACGTCACGCCGGTGTGGAACGGCATCAAGAACACCATCTCCTCGGTGTACTCGCGCGGCATCAAGCCCGCCTTCGACCGCCTCAAGGACGCCCTCCAGAGCGTGTCCTCCGGCTTCGACCGCGCGCAGGTGGCGATCGGGAAGGCGTGGGGGAAGCTGAAGGGCCTCACGAAGGGGCCCGTCAACTTCGTGATCAAGACGGTGTACAACCGGGGCATCCGCGATGTGTGGAACACCGTGGTGGGTGCCTTCGGCGGGAAGAAGCTCAAGCCGGTCGAGGGCCTCGCGCGTGGCGGCGTGCTCCCTGGCAGCAGCTCCTACCGGCAGGGCGACGACCAGCTTGTGCCGATGCGGCGCGGCGAGGGCGTGTACGTGTCCGAGGCGATGCGCGACCCCTACGAGCGCGCGCGCCTCTTCGCCGTCAACCGCGCGGCGATGCGCGGCCAGTCCCTCAGCCAGTACCAGGGCGGCCCGGGCGGCTTCGCGCTCGGCGGGATCTTCGACGGCATCGGTGACGTCGCGTCCGGCGCCTGGAAGAAGATCAAGAAGGGCGCGAGCTGGCTCAAGGACACCTTTGGTGGCGCCGTGAAGGCGGGCGTGAAGAAGGTCGTCAACCCGCTGATCAACCTCATCCCCGGCGATGGCGGCTTCCCCGGCATCCTCAAAGACGCCGCACGGGAACTCGTCAACCGGCTGATCGGCGCGGGCAAGAAGGGCGACAAGGAGGGCGTCGCCCACGTCAACTACAAGGCAGGGAAGGGCGTCGAGCAGTGGCGTCCCGTCGTCCTCCAGGCCCTGCGCGAGGTGCACCAGCCCAGCAGCCTCGCCGGGAGCACGCTGCGCCGCATGAACCAAGAGAGCGGCGGCAACCCCACGATCGTGAACCGCTGGGACAGCAACTGGCAGGCGGGTCACCCGTCGGTCGGGTTGATGCAGGTCATCGGGCCCACCTTCCGCAGCTACGCGGGGAAGTACCGCAAGAAGGGCCCCTTCCTCTACGGCACTTCCGTGGACCCGCTCGCCAACGTGTACTCGTCAATGCGGTACGCGCTCGGCAGCTATGGCTCGCTCTCGCGCGCCTACGACCGGCCCGGCGGCTACGACCAGGGCGGCATCCTCGGCCCCGGCCAGGTGGGCGTCAACCACCTCCGCAAGCCCGAGGCGGTCCTGACGCCGAGCCAGTGGAACACCATGTCCTCGGCGGCGAGCCGGGACGACGGGCCGATCACCGTCGAGATCCACACCAGGGATGCGGCGCTCGCCGACTTCATCGACGTGCGCGTCCATCGCAACCAGCGCGATCTGCTGTCCGCGATCCGCGCGAGCTGAGAGGAGCACCATGGCGATCCCCGGGAATCTCCTCAGCGCCGCGACGGAGAGCATGGACCCGTCGCCGACGGCGGGCTGGCGCCCCCGCCAGAACTCGACGATCAGCACGGGGGCGGGCGGGCGGAACGGCCCGAACTGCCTGCTGATGCGGTCGGCGGCGGCGGGCGCCATGTCCGTCGAGACGATCTCGGCGTACCCCGTCACGGCGGGCCAGACGTACCAGGTTTTCGCGGATGCGGCGGGTGCGGATCAGCCGGAGCGCATCGGCCTGAACTGGCTCGACGATTCGTACAACAACGTCGGCAGCGTGACGTGGGCGCTGACGACGTCCGCGGCTTCGTCGAGCTGGCATCGCATCGGGGTCGCGGGTGCGGCGCCGGCGGGCGCGACGCGGGTGCGGGTGGTCTTCGAGTCCACGACCACAGCCACGGGCAAGATCAACTACCTGGAGAACGTCTACCTCGGCCCGCCGATCAGGACCAGCGGGAACCTCCTCCCGTTCGCGACGGAGAGCAGCGAGGTCGCGGTCGGGGACTGGACGGTCCTCGCGAACGCGACGCTGAGCAGGCAGGTGCTGCCGCTGTCGTGGGGCGTGGACACCTACACGGCTGGCGGTCACGTCCTCGCGGTCACCGCCACGGCGGCGGGGAACGCGGCGGTCCTCGCGACGGGCGGCCCGCGTGTCACGCCGGGCCAGGAGTACGTGGCCTACGCCTACCTGCAGCCGCCCACGGTCGCCTCGACCTGCTGGCTCGAGCTGCGCACGTTCGACGCGGCGGGCAACCAGATCTCTGCGGACCGGTCCGTCCTCGCGGCCCCGGCGAGCACGGGCATGTACCGGCAGCGCGCGAGCGCGGTCGCCCTCCCGAACGCCGCGACCGCGAGCGTCGCGGTGGGCATGGACGGTGCCGCGGCCGGCCAGGTCATGCGCGTCGAGACGGTGGTCCTCACCCCGGCGCCGCCGCTCGCCCCGGGCTCCGTCATCCCGTACAAGGACGCGAGCTTCGAGCAGGGCGTCGGTGACTGGACGCGGGTCAGTGGCGCGGCGACGATCGCCCGCTCGACGCCGTGGGGAACGGCGGGCTTGGAGGGCTCGTACTCGCTGGCGGTCGCGTCGGCGAGCGCGGGCACGACGGTGATCCGTTCGGGCCGTCGCGCGGTGTCCGCGGTCGCGGGCGAGAACTGGCGTGCGAGCGTGAGCGCTTCGCCGGGCGCGGGTACGTTCGATGCGGTCGTCGCGCGGGCCCGCTGGTGGGACGCCTCAGGTACGGACCTCGGGACGACCGGGACGACGCAGTGGTCGATCCCCGGCGCTGGGTGGTGGGCGCTCCAGTCGGACGGCGCAGTTCCTGCGGGGGCGGTCGAGGGCGCGGTGGAGGTCGTGCTCCCCGCGGTCACGCCGGGCGCCACCCTGTACCTGGACCGCGCGGCCTTGCGGCACGTTCTGCCGCTGACCGAGCTGACCTCGCACGCGGCGGACGGGTACGTCACGCTCACCTTCCGCGAGCTGGCCGTGGGCCAGTTGATGAGCATCTACCGGATCACGCCGGACGGGCAGCGCGCCGCGGTGCGCGGCCCCTCCGGCCTGATCATCGAGCAGCCGATCACGCAGGTGACGGTCACGCTGGAGGACCACGAAGCGCCGCTCGGCGTCCCGGTGTACTACCGGCTGGAGACGCGCGACCCCTCCTCGACGGTCGCGGCGACCCGCTCGACCGGCACCGTCGAGATCGACCTCGACCGGCAGCTCTGCTGGCTGAAGGACCCCGGCAACCCGCAGCGCAACCTCAAGGTCATGGTCCAGCGGGCGCCGGACTGGGAGCGGCCGGTCGACCAGGCCGTCTACCGCGTCGCGGGCCGTCGCAACGCCGTGATCCTGTCCGGGGTGCGCGGGGGCCTGGAGGGCGACCTCGCGATCTGGACCCGCTCGGACGAGGAGCGCGCCGCCCTACATCTCCTGCTCGACCCGGGCTCGACGCTGCTGTGGCAGGCGATGCCCGGCATGGGCGTCAGCGACATGTACGTGCAGGTCGGCCAGGTCACCGAGGCGCGCACCGGGGGTGCGGCGCAGGAGCCGTGGCGCGCGTGGACGCTGTCGCTGACCGAGGCCGACCAGCCGGTCACCGTCGGCGTCGGCTCGGCGGTTGCATGGACCTGGGCCGATGTGATCGCGGAGTTCGCAACGGCGGCCGACGTTCTGAGGACGTTCGCGACCGCCGAGGCCCTGCTGTTGAACCGGAGGTGAGCGTGTATCCCGTCTCCTCTCGGTTCCTGGCTCGCCTCGCGGAGCCGCACCGGCCGGTCGTCCGGGCGCAGCTCTTCCTCACGACGGGCGAGGTCGTGGACTTGGAGGTGACGGGCGGCTCGGTGCAGGTGGACCGCGCGCAGGCGATCCGCCGCACCTGCACCGTCACGCTGCCGGACCCCGCACTGATCCCGCGCACCGCCGCCGACCAGCTCGCCACCTACGGGGCGCGGCTGCGCCTCGCGCGCGGTGTCGAGTACGGATACGGCCCCCCTGAGCTCGTGCCGCTCGGAGTGTTCCGGCTCGACAGTGTGGACGGCGACATCGCGCAGGGCCCCGTCACCCTCCAGGGGAAGAGCTTGGAGTGCGTCGTGCAGTCCGATCTCGCGACGACGACGTGGGGCACGGTCGGCACCGTCCAGGCGTCGATCAGCGCGATCATCCAGCACAGCCTGCCCGACGCCTCGATCATCTCCCGCATCGACCCCGTGACGGTGGGCTCGC